GTTGTTATATTATAATTAGTAATACCGAATGTTGCTATATTAACTATTTTTGCTGACACTTCATCTGAAGTATATGTCGTTTTATATAGAATTGTGTCTCCTATTCTTAAATTACCTAATTCAATTGAAAAAGTATTATTTATGGGATCAATAACTATGTTTTTATTATCATATAATCCTGAAGACCAATTAGTAGAGGCGTAAACTTGTTTCAAATCTTTTATTACTTTTAATGTTATTGTATATGCAGATTGAGTTAAGACTTCATCAATAATGTCAACTCCAGTTTCAATGACTTCTTGTGAATACTTGAATTTCTCCAATTCCAATTCATAAAAATATGGAACTTTTCTACCCAACATAAAAAAATCTTTTGTTTGATTTGTAAATTTAATTTCATATAGTTCGCCTGTACCATTCATAAACGGCACATAAATCAAATCTCCTTCTCTAGGTCTAGTAAAAGCATTCTGTGGAACTCTTTGTGAAAATGATCGTTTCGATAGAATTACATTAACATTGTTTTTAATTTCAAGACCAAATTTAGAAAAGAATTCTTTTTCACCCATATACTCAGTTGAGTTTGAAAGATATAATTCTAATGGAAATGCACTTCTAAATTTTTTTACTGGATCTTCACCAAATAATAAATCTCTTGCTGCATCATTATCGTTGGGAAGATAAAATGCATCAAATCCCATTATCTTAATAGATTCTACAATAATGTCTTCTATTAGTCTTTGCTCTGAGTGAGCACCATAGTTGTTGAAATATGATGAAGTTGCCATTTTAATTCATAAAAAATTCTAACGGTGCACCATAATTAGTTTGCATTTGTTCTTCAAGTTTTGCAATTTCTTCCGTTGCCTCTTGAAAAACTTTATCTCCATTGAGTGTTACACCACCAGGCAATTGTAGACCTGAGAATTTTTTCATATTATTTCCCCAAGTTCTTTTGATTAATGCAGTTGCATATTCTTTTAACCAACGATCATTCCATACTTTTGTGTATGCTGCAGGATCGATGGCTGCATAACACTCTGCAATAACAACTGTTCCGACTGGTGCTTCATAATTTCCCCATGCCCAATCGATATACAATCTCTGCATATGTCGTTGAAAACGAATTGGCACTTCACCTGAAAACAATATCTCCAATGACCTTAAATGTTGCATCGTCATGGTATAATTAATATATGATGCAGAAGTGAAGTCGTATAATTCGTTTAGGCGCAACTGATATCGTAGATCAAACATACTTATAGATGCTTGCGAATCTGTGACAGGAAATATCCTGGTCACACCAACAATATCTAAAGTATTATTAGCTCTATCTTTTGCCTGAGTCAAATCTAAATATTTGTTATTAACATCTGTTTGACTTATCGCTTTAATGTAATAGACTTTTTGTAACCCATCAAAATGATAATCTTGCCAATATTGTAATGCATCATCGATTCTATCTTCAATTTGGTCATCATCTACGTTTATTTCAATGACAGGAAACCCAAGTCTGCGTAGACAGTAGTCTTTGAACTGCGATCTTGTAGTTGGGTTTGACATGTTTAAAATTTCCTATATGAATTTATATATTTATTTATTTTCAGGATCATTATATTTGGGCCATATAATATTAAATGGATCTTGTTGTGATTCGGGTAAATTTGCCAACTCTTGAATATAAACGTCTAATTCGTCAATATTATCAATTTGATTTAAACCTAATCGTTCTCTTCTAGCAATTCTTTCGTATCTCCAAGTATTTTGTCTAATGAAAAAATCTCTTTCCATTCGTATTTTTTCCCATTGACTTTCTATCATACTACTCTTTTCTTCATCAGATATATCTTTTATTACCCATCCGTTCTCCCAAGTCACATAAGAGAATCTATTATTTGTTTCTGGTTTGTCTTCAACTCTAATATATCCATTTTCTTCTAATACTTTATCCGATAAATTTATAGAGTTTGTTAAAAAATTACCACTTTCTGTTGGTATAAGTTCAGGCAAGACTTTTGGATTACCGCCTTTATATGAGTAAAGTTTTCTGTTGAGTAATTGCATAATAATATACCTTTATGATAATGCGTATTAGAGACTGGGAACCATAACACTATAAGCACTTATATACAAATTAGAATTAGTTGGATAGTATGTTGATGCTGTTCCTGGCACATATGTTGTAAGTTGCATATCTGAGGCTGTACCAATGAAAGCGTGTGTTGTTAGACCACTATTGGAAAATTTATCAGTAGTTAACATTGAAAAATAGCCTGAACCTAAATTTTTACGATCATACCCTCTATTTTTAGAATTTAGATAATCTGGCCATTCACTCACTATGTCATATGTTGAAATTACAACACCAATTAATGTATCGTTATTATTACCTGACGGCAGAGTAAGACTTCTAAAATTATCATCCGAGTAATAAAAACCTGCAAAAGGTGAGGTTGAAAGTTGTAATGAATTGCCTAACAACACTCTTGTATACGGAGAAGGTCCTATATTGTAACTTGCTCTATATGTAGTTAATCTATTAATATCCACATTTCTAAATACAAATGCATATGTGTGCTTAAAATATGTTGAACTTCCAGATGGTAAATTGTATAGGCTTGTGTAAATCCTGTAATTACCGGGCTGTGTTACAATACCATATCCTGTAACAATATATGATCTATATGTTGACATTATAGTAGTATTTAAATCTGTGTTAACAATTGCTCTAGATGAACTGCTATTTCGTCTAACATCATAAAATGCCAACTCCCTGTTCGTAAGAGAGTTGACGGAAACACCATCATATGGTTCTCTGTAGGCCTCGGCATACCAACCATATGCATTATTTAAATTTGTAGCACCAGTTGTTGTTGATGTAGTACTACCTACATATGCATCTGTCATTATCCAGTAGATTACATCATTAGGTTGTAAACCATTTACTAATTGACTACTTGAACCTAAATAACTACCAGCACCAGTAGTATTAAATTCTGCAAAACCCACCAGTTTTAAAGTCGAATCCCCTAACGCAAAACCGCCATATCCACGCAGACTATTATCTAATGTAAATAAACCACTTTGATTACTTCTATCTATTGTATTTGGCACTAAAGAATTGCCAATTATTCCTCCGTTTACTCTCATATTATTATCTTGTATATTTATTAATATTCGTTAAAAACAAGGTCAAACTCATAATATGTTCCATCTAACCAAAAATTTTGAAATGCTCTACGAAAACTTGTTTCGTACCGTGTATTATAATCGAGTTGAGAACCTGTATATGAATTTGAATATGTTTGCGGATTAATTATATCCCAATGAACAGATAAATAACTGCTTCTAGTTGCGTAACCATAAGTTGTCACCCAATATCGTTGAGGTATTCCCGAATTCATATAAATTTGAGACTCAGGATCATACCCGGATGAAAGTATTCTCTGTGACCCCATTCCAAATCTTAATCTAGTGGCATAAGTAGAAAAATTATTAGTACTAGTAGCAACACCTGCAGGTCGAGCGGTGGAGGCCGACGAAAAATTAGTTGGTCCAACTAAAGACTGAAATGAAAAGTTTGCAGGAAGATCCCTAATTATAAGATAAAAGAAACCCACTTGATGGTCTGCAGCTCTTATAGAAAAAGTTGTTGCATTAGGCGTTACGCTCGGATGAGTTATATACCTATATTGTTCAGTATCTGCTACATTTGGAACAATAAAATAATTTGCTTGCATTGGTGGACTTGATGCTGTGTGAGTCATAATCGAACTCATAGAAGTATTATTATCTAGTCCTATACGCGGACTAGAACCAAATGGATAATAATTTGTAGCGTATGACGTTGTTAACCACAATATAAAATCACCTGGTTTTAATGTATTTGCTGCAATAATTGGTCCACCGTAATTGTGAATACCCACTAAACTATATGGGAATATTTGTCCAGTCCAACCGGTTGTATCTTGAGTAGAGGATGTTTCTCCGACAGTTACATACCATGGTTTTTTAGCCCAATGTTTAAGACTTTTGAAGTTATATTGTGATTTTAAGTTGTAGATTCCTGGTCTATAACCAATAAAAGACTGATATCTGGGATATACAGAATAATCGGATTCTTTTCCAGTTAAATCATCAATGTAATTATCAAATTGAAATCCGTTATTTCCCGATTCACCAACAATGCCGCCACTAAAAGAACTTTGTGCTTTATTAAACATAATTACGCAGATGTTGTAATTAATTCATATGATATCGTTGCTGATGAACCACTACCTCCAGCAAATATGTTTAAAGTATTACCTGTTCCTAAATAAACGCCAGTATCTTTTGATAATACCACAAGTGTTGCTTTTGGTGGAATAGTTATAGCATTTGCAAGATAACCAATCACAGAGTTGACTACCACATATACAGTAACATCTACTGAACTAGATGTGCCACTTACAATAATACTGTTTAATTTAATTACTTGATTTGCACCAACAGATAAACCAGTAGAAGTATCAGATGTTGGTACTGTAAGTGTTAATGTTTTTGGTTCTATTGAAGTTGTAGTAGTTAAATTAGGCATCTTTTATTCCTTAACCATAGACCATTGCATTTATAATTACTGCTGCTAGTGTAACACCACCCACACTAGTACTGCTGAGTACACTTGTTTCTACATTCATACTTAATCCTGATCCAACTTTTATTCCACCTAATGTAGACGCACTAGCAACAGGTAATTGATATGTAGTAGCAGCATTTGCCCAATTTGGAACAGAGTTTGCACCAGTTGAAGTTAAAACTTGCCCAGAATTGCCATAATTTATTACACCATTCGCACTATTGATACCAACTTTTCCATTTATTGATAACGTATTAATGTTTAAAACATTTGATACAGTTCCATCACCAATCAAATTCAGTTGACCTGGATTTTTGAAACTACCTATTGTTATAGCATCAGTTACGATTGGTGTTATCATTTTAGATTAAATTTTCCTATAAATTATTATATATTTATGATTAATCTGGCGCATCATATTTTGGCCATATTAATTTGAATGGATTTTCTTGTGCTTGTGGTAAATCTGCCAAAGCACGAACATAATAATCTAATTTGTTAATGTCATCTATTTGATTTCCGCCCAATCTTTCTATTCTAAAATATCTGTCGTATCTCCACTCAACATCTTTTATTAATTGATTTCTTTTTTCTCTTACTTTATTCCACTCTTCTTGTATAAGATCGATCTTTTCTTCTTCAGTCTTATCGATTATTACCCAATATTCATCTGTCCAAATTAATTTTTGCCTAGATTCATCAAATATTGGTTTTGGTGGCACTTTAACATATCCAGCAGATAGAAGTTCCTCTTCAGTAAATGATGAAGGATCAGTTCTAGTAAAACCGTTAGGCAATTCTATTCTAAACGGCAACTCTTCTGGATATTGTTTTTTATAACTATACAACATTTATTTTTCCTTATTTATGACCATGCTATAGTTCCGCTACTTCCTGAATGTGCTGTAAATGTGTAGACATAGTAACCAGGACGTGATGTTGTTGACACAGAATATGTTAAATTTGTAATTGTCGTTATCGCAGCGAATGCTGTAGGATATGCTAAAATTACTACGCCGCTAGAACCAGCACCACAACCGCCACCAGCACTACCGCCGCCGCCGCTACCTCTATTTGGAATAGAGGCGTTTTGATTTATAGTACTGTAGGAGGAAGACGAGCCCCTACCCGCGCCCGCGCCGGCAGATGCAACGATGTTATATCCGTTATATCCGTATCCAGTATATCCTCCTCCTCCACCACCTCCAGCGTACTCAGTTAATACTCCTGTTATATCTGATGTTGCGCAAAGTCCTCCAGCGGGTAAATACGGGCCTCCACTGCTCGGCAGATTACCGTAAGGTTCAATATAATCACCTCCTTTTCCTCCGGCACCGCCTCCACCACCTCCGCCGCCTCTATACGGATACACACTGGTAGAAGAAAATCCTGATTTTCCTCCATCATACCCTTGCCCAGCAATTCCTGATCCGCCATTCATTGCAACAAAAACGAAACCGGGCCCATTTGGCATTCCTCCGCCACCAGAACCTCCAGTACCTCCATGATCAACAAATGCCCGAACAGGTATAGTAGCGATCATAGAAGTATATGACCATCCCCCGCCACCACCAACTGAATGTATACTTGCAAATCTAGAATCTCCACCATTTCTTCCAACTAAATCGTAAAGAGATGATCCACCGGCACCACCACCACCAATAACAATAGGAAAACTATTAGTTCTAGTTGCTGGTGTAATTTGAAAAATTCCAGTTCTAAATCCACCTGCACCACCACCACCAGACACATAGTAACCTGAAGCACCACCTCCAGCAACAACCAAATATTCAACCAAAGAAGGTACATTATTCAATAATGTATATGGCCAGACTCCACCTTTTGTGTAGTTAAATTTATTGATATTACTAGAAATACCCGACGCTTTTGTTGTCGTAACGCTTGCCTCTTTACCTATAAAACTATTATTTTTTCTCATTTATAGATATACCGGTGAATCTTCCGTTTTTTTATAAACATAAAAATTTTCTTCAAGTGTAATATCAAGATTATCCATGTTAGGTATAATATTTTTAGTAATCATCGCATTGATATTTCGTAAACCCACAAGTCTATAATATATTCTCTTACACCCTGGACAAACAAATTGTTCATCTTGTATCCACCAATCATTTTTTGGATCATATGTTTTTACTGGACCACTGTAATAGTCCATTACTTGATTATTTACATTAATTTTACCTACAAAATGTAAACTTTTATATCCTAATATTTTTGATCTAACAGAAAAAACATTCCATTCGGTAATTTCAATCACATCTCCAGTAAAAACTATTGGTTCTGGTAGTTTTTGATTGATTGTATCTGTCTCAGGATCATATGGAAACTGAATCTCCAATTCTGCTAAACTAATTTCTTCTGACATTTTGTATCCTTACATCAGTAATGTGTGTAGTTCCAAAGGTAATACAGCATTTTTCATATTCTCTGGATGCCACAACATACCCCAAATTGACTTTTTATCGTGCTTAAATGCTTCTATATTATATTCTTTATCTGTGGCTATAATATTAAAATTTTTACCAAGTTTTGTAATTTTGCTATTATGTGAACTATTTACTATAAATTCTTTATCTTCCATATTAATCATGTGTTCTGTATCTTTATGTCCTTTAACATCTGCACATATTGAACCATTTATTTCTGCGATAAAAAAAGCACCATGACAAATACCAATTATAGGCAAATTTTTATCCACAGCATGATTATATAACTTTAATTCTGTGTGAAACCTAGATAAACTACAGTTGCCACCACTTAAAATTAAAACATCAAAATCATATTCTTTGTTATCATCTACGTTAGGTATAGGAATAATCTGATGTTTATTTAAAAATTTATACCAATTTTGTGCCAAACAATCATAAGTAAATTTTCCAATAGTTTCTTCTCGCTGACTAATTGCTATTTTCAAACTGCTCTGCTTTACCATATGCTTTTTCGATTAATTCACGAGTACCTTCCATCTCTCCTGAACCACTGCAATTAATTTCATATAGATCAATACGCATTGCGTTAGCAATTTTCATTGCACGTTCTTGTTTTTCTGGAGTATCACAAAGTTGCATCAATTTACGTCTACCAATTTTTGAGTGAAATTTTTCATCTCGTGCAATTCTTGCGTAAGTATTTGCAATAAATGGATCTGTAACACAAGTTGACATCATAAACCAATTTCGTGCTGCACGACCCTCGCAAATAAACTGATATAATGCCATTGCCATTTCGTCATTGTCACAATTATATTTTTGAATAAGTTTAGCACCTTTAGAACTAGAATTATTTGCTGAATCATATTCAACAAATTCTTTAATGTTGATTGGACCACCATTTAAATGTTCAACAACATCTTTTACCATTCTAAAATGATTAGCCTCATCTAATGCTTGTTTACTTAATAATTGTAATTCTTTTGGATCCATACCCGCATCAGAATTAGCAATTTGCTTGGCCAACTCTACCATATTCATACGCTCATTAACCATACGACTGGTAAAATGCTTTACCAAATCTGTGTTTGAATGTGTCATATAAAAGTTTTTAACTTGTTTTTCTGAAACTGCAAATAAAGTTTCGTTATCAGATTCTATTTTGTCAACAAATTGTTTAATTTGATGATTTACAGAATCATTGTCTTCTGCCATTTTTTCTATATCTACCATATCATATTTCATTGTCTATTCCTTATTGATCTTTTATTAAACTGTTATCTACTTGTTGCCATTTATTTAATGGACAAGTAGAATTTGCAATTTTAGCCTTCAATGGCATAATACAACCACACTCAGAACATCTATGCAAAACTTTTTCAAATTTATCACATGATGTACAAATTTGCAGTCTACTGTAATACGTTTTTTTATCAACTAAAAATGATGAAATCATTATTTCTCTTTGAATATTTATTTTAATATTGTAACTAGAACGTCTGAACTTTTGGTTATTATTTCTGTAGTCTGACCAAAATTATCTTGAATCCAATCTTCTGTTAAATAATTCCATGTCAAATTGTATTTATAAGCAGACTCTAATATATGTGAATTGATTTTAATTATCTCACCTAGCATAGTAGAACTATCTTTATACCAAGTATATTTGGGATATGAAATTTTAAATCCACCGAGTTCATGCCACCAAGAATAACTAACCATGTCTGGTCTATAAACTAACATAATCCAATCATCAGGAAACTTATTTTTTATCTCTTCTATTTTATAAGCCCATTCATGACTTTTTATTATTCGTGTGCCATTCAAATTACTCCATGCTTGATCTAAGTAATCTGCATCTAATATGGCCTCAAATTCCATTTCGTGACCAAAGTATGATCCATTGTGTCCAACAATGTTGCTTCCTCTACCAATACCTTTTCTGTAATGCACTCTGTTATCATTACGATCACTAGTATTGAATCCGCTAAGATTCTCGATAGTTTGTGCTATGCCACTCCAACGGCTGCCTGGTGCACCTGTGAAAAATATTCTTTTAGGAAGTTCTATACCATTCTGCATATAATCTTGGCCTCACAACGTGTTCGTCCATAGCCTGAGCGATTTGAATAAAATTATGTTTATTTGCATATACATTTAACTGTTCAAATGACCATGGATAAAAAGGAACTTTTAAACATTCTGTACTATTGTGATCAAATCTTCCAGGATTTAATCTCCAATATATTCTAGATTGTGGTTTCAAACAACTAACAACTTTATCAATTTGTCTTTCGATGATATCTTCGGTACCAAAATTTATACTACCTAAACACGTTGCAACATCAAATAGTCTATCGGGTTCATATTCTTCTATAGTGCATTTATAATCTGCTTCGTTAAATGCAGGATCTATGCCTATAACATTTTTAAGTAACCGTTTAAATGGATTAGTTCCACAACCTACATCCAACAACCATTCGTCTTCTTTAATTAAAGTTGCTATAGTTTTTGGTGATGAAATACCCGCTACTCCACGGGATGTCCAATGATTTGAAAAATAATTATTTAGTAACTCTTGATTGCTTTCTGTGTAATCGCATACTTTCATATTCACGTTCCATCCTTAGTGCAAAAGAATAATCATCTTCAAAATTATTTGACCAATGCCAAAATTGTTTGATTTTATTGTATATAGTCTTGATAAATTTAATGAACATGCGTTATTCAATCTTTAAATTTTGCAAAATTGGAATCCATTGTTCTCTTAATTTTACTATATTATTTTTAAATCCAATCGGTGTCAGTTCGCGTTCATCAGTAAACATATAGTTTTGATCAAAAAACTTTTTACTTTCAGATGATCTTATTACATTTGCAAAGTTGTCAACATACCAGTTGACTATTTCTGACGGTGTGTCTTTAGGTAATACAATGCCCCAAGCAGCATAAACATTCATGCCTGGAATCCATTTATTCATTAGTGGTGCATCAATATTAGATAAAGTTTTTTCACTACATAAACCTAAGATTTTAATTTTTCCACTTGAAAGCAATGGTGCTGCTACCGCAATTGGTATAATACCAAATTCTACATGACCGCCAGCAACATCTTGTGCTGCTTGTGCTGGTCCTTTATAACCTACAGTTTTAACCAAATCACTCATTTCAACTTTGCTTTTCATATATTCAAAAGCAAGTCTATGTGAACCACTACCAGCAGCAAATGTTATAGGTTTATTTGTAGTTTTAATTCTTTGTAGTAAATCAGGAACAGTATTAACTGAACTTTCACCATACGCAATAACGGCTAGTGGACTTTTTGCAATAGTAACCACGTATTCAAAATCGTTTACTGTAAAATTTACAAGATTTTTATAGAAAAATTCACCTGTTAGCCATATACCTTGATGACTTGGAATATAAACATGATAACCATCAGCAGGTTTTTTCATAAAGTCATTTATTGCAATTAAACCATCTGCACCAGGCTTATTTTCAATAATAAATTTAACTTTTGGATTATTTTTTTCTAATATACTACTGACTCCACGGAAACTAACTTCATTTCCTGATCCTGGAGCAAAACCAATCATAACATTAATTGGTTTAGTTGGTTCCCAAGCATATGCTTGAGTACAAAATATTGTCAATAATAGTAATAATTTTTTAAACATCGTTACCTCCAATTTGTAAAATTATAATTTTTCGGATCAATCACTTCATATTCATTGCAATCTATTATACTAATTTGTTGTTCAAATTCTTTTTTAATAACTTGATCATATTCTCCTTGAAAGTGGTTGCCAATTAATTTTACTGTTTTGGATAAAAATAATTTCTGTAAAACCAATATACTAATATTATCAGACTTTATATTATACTCAGAAAATGTTCCGGCAATTATAAAAAAGTTTTCTAATGTTTTTGGTTTATTCTCCGCAAAACCACAGACAACAATATAATTATTCTCTTTTATTATTTCTTCTGTTGTAAAATTTATATATTTTCTTTCATCAAAACGATACATTTTCCAATCAACTATTCCTGTATTAAAGTCCAACTCTTGACTTTTAGATGCATCTTGATAGTGATAGATTGCTGGTTGATCTACTATATATTCACTATTTGAATTTGATGTGTATGATAATGTAATTAATGATTTATTCCAATTTTCATCTATAGTATTTGTTATTTGAATTGGATTTAATGCCATAATTCTTTTAACTTTAGGTTTATTCTCATAATAATGTTGATCACCAGTATAATCCAAAATTAATTGTTTAAGTGGTAACTTGATCGTATGAGTTCTATAATCAATACCCAATTCATCTAAAGATAAACTCAAAGAATAATAATTAAAATCTTCAGTATCATAAAAATGAAATAAATTTTTATTTAATAGTAAATTTTTATAATATAAAGATAGTCTAAGTTGCACACGTTGATATTCTAGGTTAAATTTTATACTTCTGCCAAAATCTCTTGCTGTAATAATTGGAATGGGAAAATTTTTAACATATTCATCAACAACACTATGATATTGTGATGCATTTGGGTCCAGTACTGCTTCCCAAGGATCGTTGATCCAATCAATTGATGTTAAACTACTTTTTTTTCTAGGAGGTCTAGACATAAAAAGTTGATCACCTAGTTCACCCGTAACAAATATACTGTCGATGTTTGCCAATTTGTTAATAGTTAATCCAAATTCGACAATACCCAGGTCAATAATTTCATGTTCTGATATCATTTCGTTATATAATTCAGGATATTCTTTAATTGAATTTTTATTACATAATATAACTAATTTTTTATTATCTGTTAAATGTTTTTTTATAGCGCAATAGACACTAGTGCTATCTATTCCACCACTCCACATTAAATAAATTGGTATGTTTCTTGTATTGCTTAATTGAATTAATTCTTTTGCTCTGCTTTCTATTAGGATATCAAAATCATATTTGCGCGAAGAATCATAGTTTAATAGAGGTTGAATAACTATAATGTTTGGATCATTACCTATAATATTCATTCTGTCTACTGAATATAAATCTTTTCTAGTAAATACATTTAGCTTGACGGCGCGCCTAAATTCAACCATTTTAGGGTAATTTGCTAATAGATATGGGTGTGTATAATATTTCATTTATATTCTTCGCTATTAAGGGAAGCCGCAACAAGTACCATCGTCAGTATTTCTTACCCAATAACCACAGCTTCCATCATTTAGTATATATTGAGTATTACAGCCCTCACAGTAAGTACTTGTGCCGGGCACATATTGACCGCCTACACCACAAACTGGGTTGGTTATAAATGCTGGACCAGTTCCAATTGCATTTGTTGCAGTTATAGTAGCGATCAATGAATATCCAACACCAAGGCTAAAATAAATGGTAGTAATAACACCAAAAGATCCAGAAAGTAATACTGATGAATCTCTATAATGTAATATTTGATAATTATATGAGGTTATTGGACTTCCTCCATTACTAATTGGAGGACTATAGTACAGATAAAAATAACCATTTGTACCAATAGTAAAATCTCTAAAAAAAGTATTAGGAAAACCGGCGGCACCGGGAACATAATACGGTGTTGGAGCACCGGGAACAGTTAAAGTTTTTCCTTTAACTATTCGTGACGTTTCTGTACTAAAAACTTTGTCTGTTACTTTATTACTAGTCCTGTCTAGGCCTATCATACTATTGTTTTCAATAAACGTACTGCCAGACATTAACTTATCTCCTCATAACTACAAAAACCACTTAATGTACTATTGCTACTAGATAAAAATTCAATGTAATCACCCTCCTCTAAGTATATGCTTGTATCTTTAGAAATTAATACAAGCGTAGAACTACCAGGAACTGTGATCGTAAAAGCAATATAATATGCTGTTGTTACTCCAGATTTATAAACCCGAGCAGAAATATCTGCACTAGTAGAAGTTGTAATATTAGATATAATAAATGAATTAATTTTCAATACTTTACCAGAACCTGCTAAATTAGTTAGTATAGTAGCAAAACTTGTTGTTACGGCTCTTCCAACAGACTTAGCTGTAATTGTTGCTACGTTAACAATATTTGGTGCGGCCATTAATTATCCTCCAAACACAATTGCCATTGCGATTGTTTTGCCTGTTGAAACTCCACTTGAACTAGTAGCTGCACCAGTAGAACTTCCTCCAGACCAAATGGGAGCAGCATTTGCGCCACTTGAAGTTAATACTTGACCAGCGACACCATAATTTATTGTACCATTCGCACTATTGATACCAACTTTTCCATTTATTGATAATGTATTTACATTGAG